TTATGTTCATATCAGTCCCCAAGTAGCAGTAATTGGCGGCAAAGAAACTGCACTGTATGTTGAAGATTTTTGTTTTTTAAGTGTTGGTTCTAAATATATTTGTGGCAGCGAAACATTTCATGGTCAAGGATTAATCGGTCCGTTGATCCCCAAAGAATACCAAGATGAACAACAATTATGGCCAATTACTTTAAAAAGATTTAGCGGCGCACTAGCTAATAGTGTTATACTACCTGGAGTTACTCTTGCTGAAGGAAGTGTATTAGGCGCCAACAGTTTGCTTAAAGAAAATACTGAACCCTGGACAGTGTATGCAGGTAACCCTGCCAGACCAATTCGAAAACGTGACATGTATAAAGCATACGAGTATGCAGAAAAATTAGGATACAAATACTGATGACTAAATTTAATAGTTGGCCCAGCGGCAAATTACCAAAAGAGTTTCAACGTCCTGAACTAGAAGCAGTAAAACAACTAGGGTACAACTGGGACGACCCCAGGGATGTTGTGGGAATCTTTGAACGCAAAGTAGCAGAATTTGCAGGTGCAAAGTATGGCGTTAGTGTAGATTGTTGCACTCATGGCGTGTTTTTAAGTTTGAAATACTTAAATGCAACAGGGTTAGTTGAGATTCCTAAGCATACATATCAGAGCATTCCTATGTACATTAAACATGCCGGATGTCATCCCACATTCAGAGATGAACAATGGAGTGGGGCATACCAATTGAAACCGTACCCAGTCTGGGACGCTGCTACCCGTTGGCGTAGAAACATGTATCTAGGCGGCTTGCATGTAGTAAGTTTTCAAATTAAAAAACGTATTCCAATTGGCCGCGGAGGAATGATTTTAACAGACAACAAAGATGCATATGACTGGTTATGCAAAGCAAGATATGACGGCAGAGATCTTGAAGTAAGCCAGTGGGACGATGATGCAGACGTGTGTGGTTGGCATATGTACATGACTCCCGAAGATGCTGCCCGTGGTATTATACTAATGGATCAAGTGCCTGACGACACGCCCGATTGCGGAGGTTGGGAAAATTATGCAGATTTAAGTAAAAAGAAATTGTGGAAAGAATAAAATGAAAAAGAAGGCATTGATCACCGGCATTAACGGTCAAGATGGTAGTTACCTGTCGGAGTATTTGTTAAGCTTGGGCTATGATGTATACGGTATTGTTCGTAGACACAGTGTCCCTGAAGGCCAAAGTTCGAGACTAGAGCATATTAATGATAAGATCACACGTATCTACGGAGATCTCACTGACGAAATGAGCATTGCTAACGTAGTAAATCAAGTTAAACCCGATGAGATTTATAATCTAGGGGCAATGAGTCATGTTCGTATTAGTTTTGATATGCCTGCATTTACCATCAAAACTAATAGTTTAGGCGTTCTTAATATGCTAGAAGCATATAGACAGTTTGCGCCCAGTGCCAAATTTTATCAAGCTAGCTCCAGCGAAATGTTTGGAAACAGCATTGATTCAGATGGCGTACAAAGACTAACAACTCCGATGACGCCAGTTAGTCCATATGGATGCAGTAAAGTTATGGGATTCAATTTGACTAGACATTATCGAGATGCTTATAAATTACATGCCTGTAATGGTATTTTGTTTAATCACGAAAGCCCACGACGCGGCACAAATTTTGTAACTAACAAAGTTGTAAAAACAGCAGTGGAAATCAAGAAAGGCCTGGTTGATAAACTAGAATTAGGAAACCTGGACAGCAGCAGAGATTGGGGCCATAGCTATGATTATGTTCGCGCTATGCATTTACTACTAAATCACAACACTCCTAAAGATTGGGTAGTGGCCACAGGAGAAAGTCATACTGTGCGGGACTTGTGTAAATATGTGTTTGAAAGTTTAGATATGAACTACGAAAATTATGTGGTTCAAAATCAAAAATTTCTAAGACCTGAAGAGTTAAAATATTTACGTGGAGACAGCGCACCTATTCGCAGCGAATTGGGCTGGAAGCCAGTTTATACGTTTGAAACAATGTTAGATGAAATGATTGCACACTGGATGATGGAAATAAAATGAATAATCACATCTATGTAATGCCTGGTGGCGGCCCGTTTAGCAGATTTCTGCAATGCGGAATTATTCCGTTAGCCAATATAGAATTTGACAATGTATTTTTAACACTAAGCCCTTTTGAAGAAAATACAAACAATGACGAATATTTAGAAGAAGCTGTCGGTCATATAGTAAGAAACAGAACGGCCATGCAGTCTTATGGAATAGAACGCCCGTATGACCATATCATGGGATATGTGTTAGATCAAAAAATGGATACAACATATCATTATCAAGGATTTTTACCAATTGGTAAAATGTATACCAAAGATGCTCCAATTGAAAATTCTAATAGATTAGATGATTACAAACGAGTTTTAAATAAAATTCATATTAATAATGAAATTACAACCAAAGTCGATAATCTATGTAAGCTAGTAAATATCAATGATCAAACATTGGGGGTGCATGTACGAATGACAACCATGTCTGTGCATACTAATTATAGCCCTGTAACTTTTGAAAACTACTGTGCTGCAATCGACAAAGAACTAGCCACGGGAGATTGGACCGGTTTATATGTGGCAACAGATAATGTTGAATCTTTGGTAAAAATGGAACAACGTTACGGAAACATAATTCGTTACTATCCAAATTTATGGAGATTGCCCACAGAACAAATCACAGAACGTTGGCAATGGTCATGGGAATACGACACATTTTTTCATAAAAGATTTTGGCAAGAAAGTTTTATGGAAGCGATGACGTTGGCTCGCTGCGGCGGCATGGTTTGTCGGGACAGTAATTTTAGTAATGCCGCTGTTGTTTTTAGTAATAGCCTTAGACGTATTATTCATTTATGACACATGCTTTTTTTGTAACTAGTAGTATAGAGCTAGATCCAAATAAATCGTTTAAAGGTGTTCCTAAACGAACAGTGTTTACCACTGATCAACGATTAGAACAAACTATTCAAACGCTTAAAAACCTTAAGGAAAAAGATCCAACAGCTCCTATATATTTTGTTGACTCCAGCGTAACTTATTTTAAAGAACTAGACGATCTGGGTTTAACGGATTTTAATTATATTAGATTAGAAAGCATTAATCCTATAATAGCAGAAACAGTAAGAACTTATACTAGTAAGTCGTACTGTGAATGCTTGATGATTTTAGAATTCTTTAAACATTTTAAAAAAGAATTAGCTAAATTTGATTTTATTACTAAGATTTGTGGTAGATACACTTTAGGAGATGATTACAATATCTCGGTATTCAAACCTTGGCTTAAAAATAAATTTTTTATGAAAAAAGAGTTAGAGTGGGCAGACGAACACATTAATTTTCTAAACGACAGAGTATTACCGAGGGATTTATTAGTTAACGATAAACTATATGGATTTTATACAGTTGCACATGCGTTCGGTACAAATAGACTGGATCATTACGAAGCTATTATGGCTGCTAGCGCACAGATGCAAATGGAACACGGAAAATATTATCATCAAGACGTAGAATATACTTTACATTTGTATATAAGACTGTTTGATCTAATGAAAGATGTTGAAATAGTTAACTGGACTGTAGATGGTCGCTGCGGTGTTACCGGTGATTGGGTGAGGTACTAAATGCAAGTTATCAAACAAATAGGATATATGCCAGGATATGGCATTAATAATTCATATAGTTTTACAAAAAAATTCGATAAACGTATTTCTGTAAGTATCGACAATGTTAATATTTGTCCAGATGCAGAATTTAAAGTATTGATGCAAAGCGAGCCGCCTAATCTTTATATATTGTTTTGCGGGTTGGTTAAAGAAAATTATCAAAATTTTGACTTAGTATTAACATATGACGACAGATTGTTATCTTTGCCAAACGCAGTAGAATTTTGTCCAGTGGGGTCGTGGATATCTGATAATTTAAAATTAGAAAAAAGAAATCAAATTAGTTATCTGATGAGTAGTAAGTTAAACGGCACTGCTTATCATATGCGATATATGATAATGCGTCGATTTGAAAAAATAAAATCCATTGGGGAATTTGAAATAATGTGGCACCGGAGCCCGCCGAGGGTGCCTAGTAAAGATCCGTTTTTTGCAAATGCAAAATTTAATATTGCCTGCGAAAATCAAATTATGACAAATATGTTTACCGAAAAACTTTTAGATTGTTTTAAAACTTTAACAGTGCCCATCTATTACGGATGCACGAATATTGAAAAATATTTCAATCCTAAAGGAATTATTCAATTTAATACCATAGAAGAACTAGACGACATTCTTAAAAATTTAACTCCTTCTGTATATGATGAAATGCTGCCATATCTTCATGAAAATTTTGAACTAGCAAAATCTTATTGGGAAAAAACAATATATCAAAGAATAGAAGACGAAGTTGAAAAAGCGTTGTCCAAGATGTCGCCCTCCAACACAGAGCAAGAAAATAATTTGCTTTATACAGTATTGCTTGAATAAGTACAATATATGAGAACTAATCTACTAATCACTGACAATTTCTATAGTGATCCAGACTCTATTAGAAATTTTGCATTACAGCAAAAATTTGATGTAACTGGTAACTATCCTGGAGCAAGAACTAAAAGTTTTCTTACAGCAGATCTTAAAGAAACTGTGCAAACAATAATTTGGAATGCCGGCGGGGAAGTTACCAATTGGTACGAAAAAGACGGCTTTACTGGATCATTTCAAATTGCAACAGCAGCAGATCGTAGCTGGATACACACAGATCATTTTAATAAATGGGCAGGAGTATTATACTTAACTCCTGACGCACCTATTAGCAGTGGCACTGGACTTTTTAGATATAAAGAAAATGGTGCTACTACTGCGTCTGAAATGGGCGACAGATCCTACGATGCACAAGATATGACTAAGTGGGACAAGTATGATGTAGTAGCCAACAAATATAATCGATTGGTTATGTATCGAGGTGATTTATTTCATAGTAGCTTAGATTATTTTGGAAGTAATTTGCACGATGGGCGGTTATTTCAATTGTTCTTTTTCGACACAGTTTACTGATTATGAAAACAAATTTAATTATTGTTGATGATTTTTACAGCAATCCTGAAGGAGTCAGATCCTTTGCACTTGAACAAGAATTTACTCAACAGGCAAATTTTCCCGGCAAGAGAACTAAATCGTTTTTAAATCAGGGAATTAAAGATACTATACAAATTATCTTGCGTAATGCAGGCGGGCTAGTTACTAACTGGAATGAAGCAGATGGGTCTACTGGTAGCTTCGAAATGGCGTTTGCTCGAGACCGCAGTTGGATACATACAGATCATTATAACACATGGGCTGGAGTTTGTTACTTAACTCCCGATGCTCCTTTAAGTGGTGGTACAGGTTTATATCGATATAAAAGTACTGGCGCATCGGTGGCCAGTGAACTAGAACAATACGAGTCACAAGATATGACTAAATGGGAATTATGCGATGTTGTAGCAAATCGATTTAATCGATTAGTTTTATATCGCAGCGAACAATTTCATAATAGTATGGATTATTTTGGATCCGATATGCAAACTGGCAGATTATTTCAACTTTTCTTTATAACAACAGAATTTTAAAAAGGTATAATATGATTTATAGAGTTCCCAACTTTCTCGAGGGCGACGTGTTAACGGCACTTAGGGCAAAATTTGAATCATCTAAAGGCCAAGCCGCATTCGAAGTCAATCATATGGGTCGTTGGGGCAAGGGATTGGAGTCGGGGTCTTATGCTCCTGTTTTAATTTTGCAGATCCCTGAATTTAGGGATTACTTTATTAAAAAATATCAAGAAATGGATCCGATCTTTAATGAATATTCGAATTTAAATTGCTTTATGCATGTTTGGTTACCTGGCAGTCAAATTAATTTTCATCACGATGCTAGTAATGACAATCCCAGATTAAGTAGTACCATTTACATCAATGAAAGCTGGAATTGGAATTGGGGCGGATTATTTTTGTATGACGATCCTGACACCGGCCAAGGATGGGTTTATCCACATGAAAATTTAATGATTTGGTTCAAACCGCCTATCTTTCATGCTACGTCAATGGTAAGTGCCATAGCAGAACATCCCAGACTTAGTATTCAATTATTTTTCAACAAATACTAACATGAATCTAGATCATTGGTTTCCTAGCGTTGTGGGAAGATCGGAGCATTTTGAATGGTTAGATCCGATGTCCAAAGCAATGGATGATATTTTTAATACTCCGTCTACTAAATTAAACGAAGAATTTTATTATAACGGACAAACAACCTATGGAACAAGAAATCTAACCACAGAACCACAATTTGCATCGTTTGTGTCTTTTATACAGCAACAAGCTTGTAATTTCTTAGAATTGCAAGGCTACGATTCTAGTAGAGTACCTTGGAAGCCATTTTTATTTGCCAACAGTTTTAAAGAAGGTAGCAATCATCCTAAACATTTGCATAGCCAGTGTACTATTAGTGGAATCTATTACATAAAAACTCCACCAGGCAGTAGTAACATTATTTTTTATCCCAACCAACCTTTTAAAGATTTCTTTGATTATATGTTTATGGTCAAAGATTCAAGCAATTGGTATAGTTTGTCTAAAACAGAATATGCACCTTATCCTGGGTTGCTATTGATGTGGCCTGCTTGGTTGTATCACGAAGTGCCTCCCAATCACAGCTCAGAACCTAGAACTAGTCTAGTTTTTAACCTGTGATTTTTTCAAGCACTTTGATTTTTTCTTTAATATTTTTGAATTTAAAAGTTCTGTAAACACCAGGATGCAATGGAGTCGGGTGTAAGTCTATGGGCACCCAACAATATCCTATGTGTTCGTGATTTAGGACTGGCACAAATTCTTCTTCTACTTTTATCAAAAAAGTATGGTATATAAATCTATTGTTATTACTGGTATATTTTTCAATGGGAATAATTTTGGCGCCGTCAATTTGACCGCCTAGTTCTTCTTCAATTTCTCTTTCTAACCCTTGCAGTATTGTTTCATTTTGTTCTATTTTGCCTCCCACTATTCCCCAAGTGTTGGGAAATTTTCCGTCATTTCTTAATAAGAACAAATATCTGTGAGTTAATGTGCAATAAATTAATGCACCACATCCTTCTTTTATATTGTTAGTTGCCATTTTCCTGCAGGATAAAAACCTTCATAACTTTTGGCCCAGCTTGAGCCATTCCATCGATACTGTGTTCCGGTTGTTAAATTTGTTACGTATTGAGTTTGGGTTTCGTATCTACTAGAAAATACTACGCTCCAATGCTGGCCATTAAATTCTATAATGTCATTAGCATAAGCTTCTAATAGAGTATTGTCAACACCATACCAATTGTATGCAGGTTGGGCACCGGAAGCAGACACGTAGTCATTGACTAATAAGTATCGAGTTCCGGTAGCCAAATCTTGTAAATTTTTATTTGGTCTGGCACTTTGAGGATCAATAATGGCATTTACAGGCTCTAGTGTGTTTACAGGAATGGTGTCGATGTCGGGAGTCCATAACAGCGAAGTATCGTCAACAGGATTATACGCCACTGTGCCAATAACTTCATTACCGTCGTCAAGTTCTAATCTGATAGTACTGGTACCGTTTACTAAATTTCCATAAACGTTAATTAGATCTCTCCATGGTTCAGATGGTCCTTCTTTTCGAGTGGTCGCGGTAAACACAATTCGATCGCCGATATTTCCAGTAACTAAATTACTAGCAGTTACAGTGTCCCCGTCGATATCAACGACTACACAGTTCGGCACTGTGGTAATAGTTGGGCTGGCGTTACTAGTTATGCTTAGACCAGATATAATCATATTAGTTGATATACCGTCAGTGTCAGATACAACAATATTTGTGTTTGCGGTAACTGGTGCCAATAGTTCTTTAACGACCTGTACGCCAAAATTTTCTGTGACATGCTGATCGTATTTTACTAAACGAAGCTCGTTATCAAATAATATTACACCATATGTCAATGGGGTAAAATATTGACGAGACAATAAGTTCTCATCATCGTATATGGCTTCGTTAATTCCGCCTGCACCATCAAATACACTGGCAATAATTTTTTGTACAACTCCTAACTTCTTTACTAATGCAGGAGCACTGATAAAAATAGGTAATTCAAATGTTAATGTTGCGACATCGATGGGATTATCGGTGCCAAGTGGAACAGTCCTAGAACTCCAACTTACATTAGTTAAAAGAACATAAGTAATGCTGGTCCAATCGATATAATTGTCTGTGCTTTGAATTTCTAAGGCAGGGTTGAATAATATTGTTAGCTGTTCTAATAGTTGTAGTTTTTGCTCAGTATTACTAGTCCAAATGTCTAAATTTAATGTAAGTTTATACGGTACAGGCATTAAGCGTTCTACTGTAAAAACATCACCTTGGGTAGTACTCATTTGACCTGTTGCAGGGTCAAAATATCTTTCTCGAAGATTTAATTTTCCTACATAAGTTGGATTTTGCAGTCTTTCTCGGTCATAAGTAAGCCCACTGACATAAACTGCCATTGCCGGGACTGCATTTAACACATTTTCGCTGTTTTGTTGAATAATGCTAGCAACTTGTCTGCTGCTGTCGCCATATATAACCGGAACTCGCTGTAATGCTATAACACTGTTACGGTCTTTACCAAATTCAACTTGAAAATTTGATACCATACGAATAAATTGTATGATGTACCTTCTTATTTGTTGATCGTAAAAAAAACTTTGTAAACTCATAGTTCTTTCTTTCTATTAGATGCACATATTAATTGTCAGCACGTGGGGTAAGTGCCTTGCTAAGACTTTGTCTAGTTGGCATGGTTTGTCCTTCGTTGTTGACATAAGTGGAATTGTCGTTGACAAAGATACTACGCTGAGTTTTATTGTCCGGTCCTGGTGTAAGATTAGTACGAACACTGTCTTCGATTTTAGTCCATCTTGTACCATTGAATCGGAATAATCGATTGGGCACGTAATCGG